CTTCTAAAAATCTCTTTCTTCCAGCCCCGCCCAGGCTCCTGCGCGGCGGGCCACCGCCAAAATCTTCTAGGCCTACGCGTCCACTAAGTGCAAGAGCGTGGCCGGCACCTCGCTCGTGTCAAGCGGCGCCGAGCCAGGCCGCGCGATTGGGATCACCCCCACGCCCGCGCCATAGCCACCCGCGCCCGGCACGTTCGACGGGATGATCACCTTCACGTCGGTCGGCTCGAGCTGCTGGCCAAGCTGCCGCTTGACCTCTTCGAGCACGGCAGCCTTGAACAGGTCCTTGAACGAAGAATCTTCCTTCAGGGACTTTACGGCCTCTGCCACCGTGTCCTTCATCAGGTTCCCAACAGACACGTTCAGATCCGCGGCATTCAATGCCGTCCCAGGTTCCGTCACCGCCGCTGCGGCCGCGGCAGCCGCCTTCACGGCCTTGTCGCCGTCCTCTTCATCGCCGGTGGCCTTCGCCATCTCCGCGTGGTGATCGGCGTGCGCCTTGTGCAGCTTCGCCATCTCCTCGTGGTGATCCGCCACCGCCTTGAAGTAGGCCTTGTGCACGTCCCCATCGTCCATGCCGTCATGCTTGGCCTTTGCCACGATGGCGTGCCCCGCGTGCGCCTTGTGCATTGCCTCGTGGTGGGCTGCTGCCTTCGTAAAGTGGCCCGCCAGGCCCGCAAAGCCCTTGGCCAGCCCCTCGATCGAGATAAACTTCTTCATATTCTTTCCTCCTATTACTCCTTCTTGCCACTCGCTTTAGACGCGAGCGTTTATTTCTTCACGAAACTCTTCGACCTCCTCGGCCGCGTAGGCCACCAGCGTGTCGAGCAGGTCGTTCACGTTGGCCGCCAGCATGGCCGGCACCGGGGAGTCCTCGTCCTGCTCCCATTCTTGCTCGGCGATGACGTTGTACAGCATGTACCCAAGCTCTTGCACGCAGCACGCCAGCCGCCCCACGTCGTACAGGCCCTTTGCCAGCCGCCCCAGGTCATCATCGACGAAGGTCAGCGCGTGCCCGAGGTCCGCCGACGTCTTCGCCCGCGCCAGCCGGTTGACCCGCACGCGTACGAGCTTGCGGAGGTGATCCTGGATCGCTGCGAGCTTCACCTTTTCAGCTTCCACGTTAACATCATACTGCTTGGCCGCCGCCACCAGCCGCTTCCACGCCGCGTCCTTATCTGCCGCAGAAACGTCTTTCAGCTGCCCAAAGCGGGCCAGCGCATTGCGAATGTGCCGCTTCGTCTTCGCCTCACTCGAAAACTTGATCGGCAGCTTCCACGTGTCAGTCTTGTCCTTGTCTCCCACGATCAAGAACGCAGAGCTCGAAAGGTCCTCCCCTGCCACGCGCTTGGTCTTGCCCTTATTGATAACAGGAACGCGGGACTTAAGGTCTTCCACGTCGCGGATGATCTTGCTAAAACGGTCTGCGGATACCACGGCCGCCGGTTCAGACTTCAGCTGACGCAGCTCCACCGACGCGTCGGCCTTCACGTATGCAAAGTGCGCCGCCCCCAGGCACGGGTTATCTACGAGCGAGACCTCGCTGGGGTTGGCCACGTAGCGCATGCAGCCCTTGAACACGGGATCGGGCTCCATCTCACCGACCTTCACGCCGCCGTGTGAGAAGCCGGTGTACACCCCCTCGTCCACCTTCTTCCACGCGGCGTCATCCACGACCCGGAATCCCATGAAGATCTCCTTGTCCGGGTCGCGGAAGTCGAAGCCGATGCCCTTGCCCACCGCCGAGAGCTGGTGCATCTCGCGCAACGGAAAAAAGTTCTTGCCGTCGCTCGCCTGGCTGATCTCGGCAATCACGGCCTCGTAGAAGGGCTTCGACTTGGCGTAGTCGCAGACCTCATCATCCTTGTCCGGCTGCTCGGCGGTGACGACGCCCCAGACCTCGCGCTTCACCGCGTCGACCTTCGCGAATGGGATAAACTTCTTGAACGTCGTCTTCATCCTCCGCTCCTTTGCCAGCGTGGGCTCGTAGTCCTCGCAGCACTCACCGTCCCTTACCATCTTCCTGCCGTCATGCCCCGCCACCTCCGGGTCCAGGGCGACAAGTGGCGAGTCGCAGTAGGCGTCGTACCCCTCCGGCAGCCCCGCGGCCTTGTCAAAAAAGCTACAGTGATCACAGCGAAATGGCCCGTTGACCTCCCGCGTAAGCCCACTGACCTTCGTGCCGATCCGCTTGCCGAGGCCCAGCCCCTCTCGCCGCGCGGCTCGCTGAAACTGGTTCCACTCGGTCAGCGCCAGCTTTTCCGCGTTTGGCCCGGCCACCGCGTTGGCCTGCGCGAAGGCCGCGCCCTCCGCATCATCCTTGTTCTTGCCGTCGTCAATCGCGCTCGCGTAGGCAGAGTTGAAGACCTCGAGCCACTGCTTCCGCTTGGCCGCGGGCACGTGGTCCGGCACGTCTTTTACCGAGCCGTATGGCACGAGGTCTTTTCCCTCCCTACTGTGGTTCGGGCGCACCCGCCGCGATGTTCAGCGTCGTAGCCTGCGAGGCCGAGACCGTCACGTCCAGCGTCCCAGCGATGGTCGTCACGCCCGCGCCGAGGTCCGCGTCTGCCTGCACGTTCACCTGCCCTGAGCCCAGCGGCCCACGCGCCGTGACCACGGCGGAGAGCCCGTCGTCGGCCGGGGCGATGTCCAGCAGGGTCGGGTCCGAGACCGACCAGCTCGGCGCGCCGTCCACCGGCGCCGGGTTTCCCTTGGCGTCCACCGGCGCGATCGAGAGCGTTGCCTTCTGCACGTCTGTAAGTAGCAGCATCTTGATGTTGTCCTTTCTTGGTTCAATTCCAACCTGCCCCGAAAAGATGAACCGCACCGCGGGCAGCGGGGGCAGCGCCCGTGCGATGTCTTGCAGCGCGACGCGCATCGTGGCCAGCTCCAGCTTGACCGCGTGCACCTCCGCCGCGAGCGTTCCGAGCGCCGTCGTGATCGGCTCGAAGACCAAGGCCCAAAAGTCGTTGTTCGCCATCGGTTCGCTCACTTTCCTGAAAACTTCGATGCCGTGCTGCCGGCCACGTTCACGCCATACAGCGTGCCGATCAGCAGCACCTGCCCGCCCACGTCCGGAAAGGTGTGGTTTCGTACCACGAGGTACCCGTCCATCCCCAGGCAGGCCAGCACGAGGCACCCCGTGGCCACCCGCGAAAACGACGGCGTGCCCCCGTCGCTGAACACGCCCCTCATAAATTCCTTGAACGCCGGGCTCGTTCGCTCTAGCCCCCAGTAGAGGACGGCCGCGACCGTGGCCACGACCGCGGTCTTCGTCAGCACGTACACGAGCCAGACGAGCAGCTGGTTCTGCGAGAGATCCTTGAGAAAGTTCACCGCGTCTCCTTTTTCCTCTTCGCGTTCAAAAATTGCTGCAGCACCTCGATCTTCTTTATGTTCTCGAGCTGCTGGGCCTGCAGCTGGACGAGCCCATCTTGCAGCGTGATCAGCCGCTTGCGCAGCTCGATGTCCCGGTCGAAGCTCGCGCTGCGCCCCTGCACCTCAAATTTCATCAGCAGCTCGTGGTCCACGTGAATCGCCGCGGTAAACGAGGTCAGCTTCGCGGTCGTGTAGAACGTACACGCGACAGTCACCACCAGCCAGACGCTCACCGCGACCAACCACGCGCGGGCCGTGAGGACAAGGTCGCGAACCTCGACCCTCACGGCCCCCTCCGCTTTCGCTCGACCATCAAGATCTCGTCCAACTTGCGCGCCTGCTCTTTTTCACTTTCCTCGATCCGCTCCTGCGCCTTCTCGATCATCGTCAACCGCGACTCGAACACGTCCTTGCGCGCGAACTCACTTCGCGCCTGTTGCACATCCGCCTCGAGGCGGGTAAACCGCTGGTCGTAGGTGGCCTTCATCTCCCCCACCGAAAAGACGTAGCCACCGATCCCCACGGCCAGCGTCACCACCGGAATCGCCCAGCGGGCCCACGTGATGCCATTTTTTATTTCCACCACGTAAGGCCCCCCTTGGTCTTTTATCTCTTCAGCACTGGCCGCTTCGCCCACTGCCGTTCCTCGAGGTGCAAGCAAATGATCACGGCCAGCACGTCATCGAGGCTATACAGCCGCCCGTCCTCACCGAGCACGGCGTACACGCCGCCCCGCGACGGTTGCAGCTCGTAGGCCCGAATCATCTCGTCCGGCACCACCACGCGACGCGTCGTCTCTATCTTCTGTTCGAGACTTGGTGCCGCCTGCTGGTACTGGGCCAGCATCACGCCCGCCTGGATCACCCCGCCCTCGTCCCGCGACGGCAGCGGGTGACCACTCGTCTGCGAGGCCCCGAAGTATCGCGCCACCTGCAGTTCCAACGACCGAATCCGATCCTCGTGCTTCTCGAGCACGGGAGTAATCAGCAGCTTGATCGACGCCACGTCGTCCTTCGTCGCGACAGCACTGCCCACCTTCCAGATGACGCCCGCCACCGCCAGCAGCCCGACCAGCGCGGAGATCGCCGCGTAGCTCAGGCTAACTCCCGGTTTGCTCGTTCCCGACTGGCTGGCCCGTTCCTTCACTTGCTTTTTTGGCATCCGCCGTCTCCCTCTCGAACCGCTGAAGTTCACTTCGTAGCAGCTCGTTCTCGACCACCAGCTGGCCAATCTTCGCGTACAGCAGGCTGACACTAACCTGCATCACGTCGTGCTGTCCGTCAGTAACCCTAATCCACTTAACGCCGTCAACAAATTCGCCAGGACCACGTCACTTGGTAATTTCGCGCCAGAAATGGTTGGCTTCGCCGCGGGCGCGTGATTAAAAAATCCGATGTTCCCGCCGACCTTGAGCGTATCTCCAAATTCTACTTTGCCGAGGCCGGTCTTGATGGCCCAACTGTTAGTCGCTTTTGTCTTGTCAGCTACAAATAAGCCATATTCGTTCGTGTGTAGGATTGAAAACGGAGAACTAGCCCCGGCGTAAAAGTCAAAAGTATCCTGCGAACTAACCTGCTCCCCGTGAAGAGTGGCAAAACCCTTGTAGCTTGGAAACGTGCCAACGTCGTGCTCCGCATCATCGAGAAAGCCAACATAACTGGTCACTTCCCCGTTAAATGGCGCCTGCGAATAAGGGGTTTCATACACGCCGACGTAAGAAGGTAGCGTTCCACTCCCAACAAATTCCGGTTGCAAAAAAAGCCCCGATGTTTCAGCTACCGCAACTAAGGGGTCAACGTATGAATACACAGCTAATGGCTGAAGGTCCGCCCCCAAGACCGGGTGAGCGTTAAATCTGAGTTGGTGCGCCCCCATCTCGAACGTCTTATCCGCCGTGGGATCCAACACCTCATCCAACCGTGGTACCGAACCACCACCACCCCCAGCCGCAAACTCTAAAGCCCCATTTGGCCCTACCCCCACCACCACCTCGCCGGCGCCCGCTTCTGCCGGGATTACCTCGGTGGTCACCACGCCGCCGCCCAGCGCCAGCGACCCCACGCGCACGTCCACCAGGCCGCCCGAGGCCAGGCGCACGGTGCCAATCACCTCGCCCGCGGCGTAGCCACCGGCCCGGACGAACGTATACTGGCCGCCCAGTGGCACCTGCAGCGCCCCCGTGAACTGCGCCGGGTCAGTCACGTAGAACGAAACCGGTGCGCCACTGGTTTGTTTTACCGAGACCAGCGAGGCCCGCGCCTGGGCCATCACGTCCACGGCGACGCTGGAACCAACCTTGATGATGGCCAGGCTCACGGCTCGGTGTCCTCTTTCTTCGCGTGGGTTCGCCACTCTCGCAGGCCCCAGCCCGCCTGAAACGCGCTGCCCCCGTAGGCAAAGGCGTAACAAAACTTTCCACCACCGTTCTTCCAGCAGCCCTCGGCCGTCGCGGGCAGCGCGACTACCGTCAGCCCCGTGGTCACGCCAAACATCGCCCAGGCCGACCCGTAGTGTTCGTCGCACGGCTCGGCCCCATTTACGTGGCGGCAGTGGTGCAGCCCGGCGGCGTGAATCGAGGCCCCGGCGATCGCCGCCCCTTCCATCAGCAGGAAGCGCTTGTGGGTGGCAACCCAGTGTTTCGGCCCAGCCTGAACCGAACCAGCTAAGAGCAAAAGCGCGAGGATTGCCGCTGTGTGACGCATCAATTTATCACCAATGTTCCCTCAAGATTACTGTAAAGCAGTCGTAGCTGTGATTACTACTGCTCCAGTCTTGCTGTTCACCGAAGTTACCGCGTTTGGATAGTCGCTAGGTACTGGTACGACGACGCCAGTTCTCCCGTTGAATGACGTGACCCCTCCAGTGGTGACCCCTCCAGTGGCGACGCCAAGTTGCGCATAAGCCCCTCCGTTGATCGATTGCCAAAGTCCGTCATTGGCGAAGCAGAACGTGGTCGTTGCTGGCGTAACCGCGCAAGTCGTGTGCGGTGCCGAGCCAGTAAGTTGTAGGGCTGTTGGCGTTGTCTGGGCTTCGACAACCGCGATCTTCGTCCCAATATAGCCACCAAGTAATGCGATGGCAAAGACTACGAACAGTTTTTTCATAATGCCTCCTATTCATTGAACTTCTAAGGTCTTACAACAATCGTCCCTGTACCACTGATAGTCCCGGCGCCAATTATCGGAAAGAATCCTACGCCATTAACTGGCACGAATTGATACACCCCGACGGCAAACAGATTCACGCGCGGTACGCTGTCCTTGTCTACGGATTGAATAAAATTCAAGTTGCTAAAGCCGATGGCCGGGCTGGAGGCGAGGATGTGCCAGTCCAACCCTGCTGGGTTAACAAACAGGGGATTGGCGATCAAATTGTTCGTGACGCAGCATCCTCCGGCGATGTTAAAACCAGAGGTAGGGCGAACGGGATCGTAGGTCAAATTGTGGTCTACGAGATTATTTATCCCCGTGTGCAGCCCATATTGCGCTCCAGCATCAGGACTGCCAGCAAGGTTGTTGTTGTTGTAGAGCACGTTGTTTACGAAGGTGTTGTTATCACCATAGATTACCGCTCCCTGCGCGCCGCTGGTCACTACGGTGTTTTCAGTGACGGTGACGAGGAACGGATTGGTCGCGGAGCCGCCATTGTAGAGTTGAATACCCTTGGAGAAAGTATTTTCTAGCAGGTTGTTGGCGATCAAGCCGCCATTGGTGCACCCTGTAGAAGTGACGGACCAGTAGATGCCATTGTCCTCGTTTCGATTGTTGTTGAAGGCCCCGTTGTCGTGGATGTAGCTGCCGACGATGGAATTATTGCAGCCTTCTTGGTAAAGTCCTGCATGATAGGTGGCATTACGAATCTCTACGTGGTCGAAGAGAATGAAATTGGCATTGGAGTTGACGGCGCAACAAATGTCGATGGCGTCGATGTTGTAGCCCTGGGAGCCTTCGAAGACGAGGCCACAGTGATTGATGGCGTCGCAACTACCTGTCCCTTGGGGTGTGCCGATAAAGCTCAGAAAAGAACCATTAATGCGAGTGGAACCTTGGATCACGGCGATCTCACCAGGGTAGTTGGTGAAGACGATGGGGTTGCCGGAGGAACCGGACTTGTTGAAGGTCTGTTGGTAGCCAGCGGTGACGGTTTGGGGATAAGAGCCTCCACGGAAGCAGACGGTCTGTCCGGTGGTGGCGCTGTTAGCCGCTTTTTGTGGAGTTTGCCAAGGAGCGGAGAGCGTGCCCGGATTGGAGTCCAACCCCGAAGGCGAAACATATAGTGTGCATGCGGGCGGGGATGTAGCTTTAGCTTGGTCTGAAAAGCCAAAAGTTCCAAGAAGAATTACCAAGAATGTTATTAGACCTTTCATCATGGCTCAACCTCCACGCTTGCCGCTGCCACCTCTTCTGGTGTCTCGTCGCTGATCACCAGCGCGCACTGGCAGTTTGGGTGAAGTGGCGGCCCGTCGATCTCGTCCACGGCGTACGGCCCGTTGTCTGCCATGTCGTCGCAATCGTCATCCAGGTCGTGGTCCGCGCTCAACTGCCAGTCCACCAGCCGCACCAGCCCCGACTCCCGCCACGCGGCCAGGTTGCCCTGCGTCTGCGCCCGCGCGATCTCCGTGTTTGCGATCATGGTCGCGCGCTCGGCTGAAAAAATTCCCGCGGCCACGATCCGCGCCTCGATGTCGGCGAGCGTGACATCTTCCTCAGCAAAGATGTCGACGATGATCCCACGCAGCTTGTCACGCGTCGTGTCACTGATCGCCCAGCGCGCGTCTGGGTTCTCCACCAGCTTGCCCCCGACCACCTTCATGCCCACCAGCTCCGCGGCGCGGTCCGCGGCCCACGCCTGGGCGAGTTCGCTCACGCTCGAGAGCATGTCCTCGCTCGTGATGTCCAACTGCAGGCCCCCGAGATTGGCCCCGGCCAGTGCCGCCCCGGTCAGCGGCTCCCCCGCGGCTGCCGCGACCTTTTCCCAGTCGGCGGCGAGCGCGTCCAAGATCGTCTGTGTCGCATCTGCCTCATCCTGTTTTTTTAACTTCCCCTTTGCTGCCCCCTCCAGGTGCTTGTGTGGCAGCTTCAGCCGCTTTGCCAGTTCTCGCACGGTCTTTCGCTTCATTGGCCGAAACCGGTCAACCAGCACCTTGGCCAACCGGTGCTTTGCCAGCACCGAGTCTGGCTCGAGGCGGCCTGGCCGGATCGCCACTTCCTTTGCCACCGACGTCGGGTGCGCCTGGGCCTTCTTCTCCAGCTCCAACTGGTCGTACACCGCCACGCCACACGCCGCACACGTGCTCAGGTACTTACGATGCGTCACGCAGTGTGCCCAGGCCTTTTCAGCCCCACCCCCATTTCCGTTCGGTGGCGTCTCTGCTTCACCTGGCTTCTTTTCTGACTTTAGCTTGCCATCCACGCCCTGTGTCGCCGTACCCGCCTCGGCCAGCGGGTTGGTCACCAGGCCCAGCGGCACCGGCCCCGCGCTCGTGGTCACGGTGAGCTGATCTGCCATCGGCGCGGGGCTTGGCTCCTCGCCGAGCCGGTCACGCCCCTCATTTCGCGTAAGCAGCCCCTTGTCCACCAGCTCCCCCAGCGTCTTGCCCTGCTTCTCCGGATCTGGCTCGTTCGTCACGTCGAACACGATCTCATAGTCCACATAGCCCATCTTCCGCTGGATGATGTAATTGATCACGCCCGTCAGCCAGTTCAGCCACGGGCGCATTCCCTCAACCTCGGCCGCCTCATCTGCCTGCTGCGCGCTCGCCCGGTTCATCTGCTTCGCGAGGCGCTGCGGCGAGGTGCCGTACCCGAAGGCAATCTTTCGCAGGTGCAGTTCGTCGTAGGCATCCGCCAAGAGCGGCTGCTTTGCAAACTCGATGATGTCCTTTTCGCCCTTCGCCGCGTCCGCGAAGCCCTGCACCAATCGCCACTGCTGCCGCGCCGCGAGATTGCCCGCGAGCTCCGAGTTCATCCACGTCATGGCCTCGGCCAGCTTGTCGGGGGGAAAACCACGGGGGACGACCTGCACCACGCCGGGGATCGACCCCTCGGTGTAGTACATGGTCACGAACTCCAGCCGCTTCTGGCCCACGACGATCTCGGGCGCAAGCTGTTCGGTGGGGCTCATCCCGTAGAGCTGCGAGGCCACGGTGTTACGCGGCACGATGTTACGCGGCTTGTAGATCAGCTGGTCGGTCGAGAGGTTCACCAGCGGGATGCCCCACCAGTTCTGCGCGTAGGCCGGCTCCGGCGGCTGCGGGGTAAACCCGTTCTGGTCGATGTATCGCACAAACATCTCGCCACGCATCACCGGCAGCTCCACGATCTCGCCCGCGCGCGTCTTGCGGATCAAGATGGCCCCGGCGTCGATCACCAGCATGTCCTCGAGCAGCGGCCGCACCCACTCACCCCAGTCGTGCTCGCGGTCTGGCTTGTCGAAGAAGGCGTTCAGCTTCCGGATGGTCTCGTCACCCTGCGAGCGCACGGCCCGTTCCTTCTTCGTCTCGCCCGGCTGGGTCTTTACCTGGATCTCACGTGGCAGCTGGCTTACCGCGTCCTTCGTGTTTTCGATGCAGATGCGCGCGAGTGGGTAGGTGGCCAGCTGCTTGAGCTGCGCCGCGGTATACTCCGCGTCCGCCCGCGGCGTCCACAGCAGGTTCTGCCCCGCCCAGTATTGAAACCCCCGTGGCTCGGTGCCCTCCGGCGCAATCGGCCTTACCGGCTGCAGCGGCGAGTACCACGCCTCTGGCTTAATCCCGCGGATCGAATCCGCCGGTGGCTGAAACAGCAGCTGGCCGTAGCGCGTCAGCGCCTCGACCATCGCCCCGAGGGGCCTGGCGATGATGCCCAGTGGCACGTTAGGCCACCACCTCTAACAATTTTGAGTCCACGATCATCAGGCGATTGTCCTCGTCCAACCTCACTTCGACCATCACGCTCTCGCCCATCGGCTGCGTCTGCGTCACCGTGCCCAGCTTAACACCCTCCTCCGGGTGTGATAGCCTCACGCGCGCGCCCACCGTGATCACCTACCCACTTCCTTTCGC